AAAACGGCACGTACAAGGATAAGGCTGACATAGCAGACAACGTAGAGGTCAAGCACACCTACAAACGCAACGGCAACCTTATCATAGGCAGCATAGACCGAGACGGTGACATAGCTCTTTGTTTGGATCATTTGCTATTGCTGGCGTAATCCCTATTACACAATACAGCCCCACAAGCACCAAACATCGCCTGCGAGCTATACGCCTAAGCGGCTCGCCAGCGAGTTGTGATGCTAGCGTAGGTGTCAAGTTACTAGCGAGTTGTGGATAACTCACGCGGGTTTGGCGTGTCGTCCACAGGCTTTTTGCTACCTGTGCATAACTCATTGGTGACCCCAGCCAGTACCTTTAAAGCTAATACCTGGCGCGTGATACACCTGGCGCATATGAGTACCGCAGCAAATAGGCGCAGCATTAGAGGTTATTGGTTGCTCTAGCTCATACCGTATATTGCAGTTGATGCACTCATACTCATACATCGGCATCAATGGCCACCACTAAACACACACTCATACACCCGCATAGCGTGCATTGTAAAGTTTTTACGTTAGGCGGCAGGTTATCGCTAACTATGCGGTCAATCTGATTAGTTAATTTTTTGCATTTTCTGCACTCAAACTTAATTAGCTCCATAGGTTCGCCCCTTAATTAAAGTTAACTGTGTCATTGGCTTTAGATCAGCACGCGGTACTAAGTAACTATCACCACGTATTAGCTCTGATCTATACTTTTCATCTTTAGCTTGTTTTACCTCAAACCAACCCATTACAACGTAAACGGGCATACGCCCAATAACTAATATAGCTATGTCACCGTCTCGGTCTATGCTGCCTATGATAAGGTTGCCGTTGCGTTTGTAGGTGTGCTTGACCTCTACGTTGTCTGCTATGTCAGCCTTATCCTTGTACGTGCCGTTTTGTGGCTCATAGTCGGTTATGCCTAAATACTCAGCTGCGGCTGTTTCAGCTCCAACGGCATCTATTTGCTTTGTAGCAAACTCAGCAAAGGTACCGCCGTGCCTTTCTTGATCATAATTCTTTTTAGCTGTTACGCCGTCAAACTGTGGCTTGTACAGCTTTGCCCTGGCTATGCCTGTGTCTATAGCTGTATTAGCTTGTACAACGTCTAACACGACTTTGAACATTATCGGCACTCTTTACAAAACCATATTAGGTTTTCTTTGCTATGGCTTTTTTGATAGCCAAAAGGATCAAGCTGGCTAATCTTGTTGCACCTGTCGCAGGTCTCTACCTTGTACTCAGTTATTACCTCACCGTTTTTTAGTAACTTGCCTGTCATAGCTTGTACGTTAATGATCTCTGAGTAGTCGCTCATATTTGAGGCTTCCAGGTACCGTCACTTGTAAACACGTACCACAACGGCTCGCATTGGCTGGCCTTGCTCTTTTCTACACAGCTGTAATTGGCCCAGGCTTTACCTGTTTTAGCGCTTGTACCCTCACGCCATACGCGGGCGCCGTGGCGGCACTCAGGCTTAGGGTCTAGTACCGTGGCGTTTAGTTCATTAGCTACGTTTTGTATTGTTGCAGCTATGGCATTAGTAGCCCAAATGTCATCAGCTAAAGGCGCTACAGCTTTAGCACTTAACACCTCTACCTTTTCCATATCTTGTTTAGTGCTGCGAGCTATACCGCCAGGTGTTAACAAACCTAAAACGCGCCCGTAAGCGCTGGTAATACAGTTTTCTACCCAAAAGTGTAGGTTTACGCCTCGGTCTGATCTAACCTCTAAGGCGTAGTCCACAGCGCTAGGCTTTTCGTCATCGTAATTACGGTAGGCCTCGGCTCGTACCAATATATAACCTTTTGTTATATCTATATCCTCAATGTATGCAACCAGGCGCATTGTTGGAAACTCAGCACGTGCCCTAATAATGCGGGCGTTAACATCCTCGTAGCCCTCTAAAAAATTAGTCATTTGATTAGCTCAGCATCGCGTAGCGCTTTTGCAATATTGCGCCCTCTTACAAAGCCCTCACCGTGGCCGTGTTTAAAACCAATTGAGTAGCCAATAACCATAAATAAAAAGCCCATACCGCAGGCTCCTAAACCAATCAAAATATCTAAACTATTCATATATCTGCCCTTTGTTAAGGCCGATCAAGCTACTAACCGAGTAGCCCTCTCAGCGTGTAACAAAAGTATGGGGCTAAGCACCGACAAAAGGCAACACGACACGCCTAGCGGGCTAATCTATCCTCTAACAGCATTTCGTAAATCTTATCAACTCGCGCCTCTATACGGTCAACGCGCCCCCTCAGGTTATGGCCGCCGTTACCGTCAGGCCGTAACTCTGATAGGTAATACTTAACAAGGTGGCGTATAAGCCCAGCTCCTAGCCCCAAAATGGTACAGCTGCCTAAAGCTATACCAACTAAAAGCTGGGCCTGTTCCATTACTTAGCGCCTACGCCTAATTGCTTTTCGGACGGCTGAATAACTTTGAGTAGTGGTCCAATTAGGCCAGCTAAAAAGGCATTAGCCAATACCTTTGGGTCTGAGATACCTGATATGTACAAGGCACCTACACACGACAAAGCCGCACGTAGGTAAGACAGCGCAGCTGCCTTTAGTTGCTCTTTCATTGTCTTGCTCCTTTAATGCCCCTTAGTTGATCTGTTTAAGTACAAACACCGTATTAGTACCTGATGCAACAATTCCATATAAGCCCTCATTGTCACCTACAGGTAACTCCATTTTGTCATCAGTATCTAGCTTGTAACCGTTTGCTGTGGTTACGTTGCTAGCACCTATGTACAGGGCACCGCCTGAGTTATGCAACCATACGGTTTGATCAAAACCTGTCGCTGCCACCAATACGGTAGCTGTTGTTCCTACTGTTACCTGTGAGCTAGTTGGCATTTTATAATCCTAACTTTTTAATTAAAGCTGTTACTTTGTCAGCCGATAAACTTACCTCAAAGTGCATTTCATCAGCCCTAGTTTTGTAATCGCCACCCCAGGTCAAACCATATTTTTTAGCCAGGGCACGGATCATAGGTACTTTGCCTGCCTCAAAGGTGCCTACTTTGCCTAAAGGGTGCTGTGTGGCGTTTAGGTCTATAGCTGTACCTGAGCTGTGATTGCTTAGCTTGTCTGTTGTACCGCGTACCATTCTAAAACAGTAGCCCCAATCATCTAAGCCGCCTGTGTCTATTGGCTCAATAAGTGTATGAAACTCAGCGGCGAAGCCAACAAGCAAGGGTGCAACCTTTTCAGCGCATCGCAGCTTAATTGTTGTGCCAGGTACAGGGTAAGACTTTATGCCTATCTCTGCCTGATCCTTAGATGCTGGCCAATTGTTATAGCTAGTTAGCATTTCTTATATGCTCTGCATTAGGGCAAACCCATAAACAATTTACCTGGTCAAAATTTTCTTCCGCGTGGCAATTAGCCTTAGGTGGTATAAAAGCATCAAGGTCTGAGTGATAAGAATAACCAACACCCGCGTAACGCACCCTAATTTTGCCATTGTAACTCGTACGCTTGCAGGCCTGGCCTCTAAAATTGCCATACCAAACCTCAGGCTCTAAACCCTCAATAAGTTCAGTTTCGTTGATACCTACAATTACCTCAGTTACTATATTGTTATCATCTAAAAATGCGTAATGCGCCATTATGACCAACTCACATTTCCAGTACCAGCTGTAAAAGTTGTAATTTTATAAGCTCCGCTTGTTGCTGTTGATGAAGTTAATCCGCCGCCAACAGTTATTGTTTTAGTGTCAGGGTATTTGATAATAACTACACCTGAACCACCTGCGCCACCTGAGTAAGTAGTCTCAAAACCACCAGCTCCACCGCCACCTGAGCCCGTGTTTACTGAACCTGCCGTAGCTTGAGAAGCTGGATTTCCTGAACCACCTGCACCGCCAATACTTGAACCACCAGCTCCTGCAGTTGAGTTTCCACCGCCGCCGCCACCGGCCGCGCGTGTAACAGAGCTGCCTGTAATTGAACTGGCCGTTCCTGCGCCGCCAGCACCGCCAGCACTTGATCCTGCTGCCGTTCCTGCAACAGCAGAGCCACCGCCACCGCCGCCGTTTGCCCCATTGTTTCCATTACCACCTGCTAGGCCTTCGGCTGGACTATAAGAACCAGAATTACCTGCAGCACCTGTACCACCATAACCTGTGTCCGTACCACCACCGCCGCCGCCAGAACCACCCGTTAAGCCGTTTAATCTTGTATCTGGTGCGTTAGGTGGTACACCATGACCACCACCGCCGCCGCCAGATGAAGTAATAGATGAAAATACTGAGTTACTTCCATTAGAACCTTTTGTTTGTGTTGGTGAGGTACCGCCTGCACCGCCGCCACCAATGGTTACGGTGTAATTTACCGTGGTAGTTATTTCAAAAGATGCGCCGTCTCGATAGCCACCAGCTCCGCCGCCACCGCCAGTATTTTTACCACCACCACCGCCGCCACCTGCAATAACAAGATAATCAACAAAAAAAGTAGGTGGACCAGGTGGGCTAAAAATGGAAGTAATTGTGTTAAGCATTATGCAATTGCTCCTACTACATACCATGTATCTGTCGCTGTTTTAATACAAGCTGCACTTTTATATTGAACAAGGGTCGGAGATGCCGCTGTTGCCCCAGCGCTTAAAACCGTAGTTGTACCTGGCGTGACCGCTGAAATAGTGCAAGTGCCTGCACCTTTGTTTAAAATTGAAATTACAGTACCTACGGCAAAAGCTACTGAAGCGTTAGTAGGTATTTTAAAAGCTACAGCTGTGGCCTTATTCATAGGCACAAGAGTTTGGTATTGGTCTGTTAAAACAGCTGTGTAATCATTTGTGGCATCAGCATTGACCGTAAAAGCCACTAATCCGTTAAACATCGCCGCGGTCATAACATCGCCCGTGGCCGCTGGAAATCCTGTTGCCATTTTCGTACTCCTTAGTAAGATAAAACGCTAGTGCCAAGAATACCGTATAGGTTGCTGCCTATAATAAAACCGTCAATAATTGGCTCTAGTGTCGTGAGGGTGGTTTTCCAGCTATTAGGCGTGACGTTGTGAGCGACACCAAACACCTGCAAAGTTTTGGTGAGGGTTGAACCCCCAGGCTGGTTTGTTGTAATGGTAATTGGGTCGAAATAATCAAGGTCAAGGGCTGCAACCGTGCCAGCTGTGTAATTATCTGTGTATAAATCTAGCTTAATAGCATCACAGCGTATAGAGGTTTCAGCCCTAGAGGCTACGTAAGCACGCGCATAGTCCAGGGCTACCGCATCGGTTTGCATAAGTAGGTTTTGTTGGTTGTAGCTGTGATTAAAGTACTTAATTACACTAGCCGCGTTTGTGGCGGTTTGTGGCGTACCACCTGTTCGAGTAATACTGGCGCTGTTATAAACTAAAGTATCATCAAGGCGCCAAACGGCGTCAAAATAACCTATGGCTGTGCCGTTATCATTGAAAACGGTTGGTGTACCGCCAATACTACCTACGGTTACGGCACGATCCTGGAAAACAAATGAGCCAGCTGCATCAACATATAAAGCCCCGTACTCGCTTGTTTCCACAGTTTGCATAGCTGCAAGGCTTGTACGTGCCGTGCCTGGGTCTGCCTGCATAGTAGTCAGCCCTGTATCTATATCACGCATAGAGTTAGGCCAAGAGATAGCATCCAAAATCTGATTTATACGAGTGCCTGACAGGTCACCTGCACTAGCTCCTGCCACCGTGCTTATTTGAGCATTTTGTGCAAGCCTGAAAGCATCAACAGCTGTAATAGTTGTGTAAACAACATCATTAGCATTTTTTGGGGTAGTGGTTGTGTAGGTTGTAATAAAGCCTGAAAACATAGGATAGGTAGTTGCCCCATAGGTAGCGGTAATTTGTACCTTACGCATGGGGGTTAGTAGGTTGTAATACGGTGAGCTAGGGTTTTGCGGGTTAAAGTCTCCGTTTTGGTCAACAATACGCATAGTAAGAGTGCCTGTTTGAAACTGATCAGCTTGAGCGTTGCGGCCTCTAGTCGTTTGGATACTGTCAACGACATCAGAAACATCAACAATTACAGCTGCGCTATCTCCTAATACGTTAGTACCAAAAATGCCACTACCAATTATAAAACTTTGAGCAAAAGCGGGCCCAGTACTAAAGTTAATAACAGCGTTAATTACGGGTACGGTCATACTGGCAACGCCCCAGCAAAGTTAAGGTTATTGCCAAACCTATTGTTTTGTTGCACAGCGTTTTGTACAACCTCAATAAGCCCGCTTGTTTTGTCCTCAATAGTTACAATAACCTCAGTTGATCCAGCACCATAGCCACGGCCTGTATTCATATTTGAGCTATAGCCGCCAAAATCGCCTAGTTTCTTTTGAAACTCAATTAAGGATAGGTAATCGGCATAGTTTTGCTGCTCTTGTAGCAAGGCAAAAGCATTAGCACGCTCGGTTGCAGCTGCCGCATATTCTAATAAAGCATCTGTAGAGGCAGCTAAAGCAACCTCTTTAGCCACGGGCGCCACGTAATCACCAATAGGGATACCTGTGCCTAGTGCCCCGCTTGTAGCTGGCTTGCTCAAAGATTGAGCATTAGCTACACCTAGCAACCTAAGCATCTCCTCAATTTTCTTTAAAGCCATATTGAGGTTATTTTGGTCAATAAGCTCTTTAGGTTTAAAAGCATCAAGGATATTTTTAATATCAGTTAATTTTAGGCTTTGGTTTTGTAGTGTGCCCAAAATCTGCAAATCTTTGTTTAATTTTTCGGCTAGGCGCGTTGCCGCAGCTACATCCTTGTTGGCTATTGCATCCTCTAGCGCCAACATATCTTGCTTAATTGTTAGTCGTACAAGGTCATTTGCTAGTTGCAAGCGTTGCTGACTGCTAGCCGATACGCCCAGCTTGTTAATCTCATCTTGCTTAGCCAGCAAGGCAGCTTGTATTTGAATAGCATCAAGGTTAAATACATCCTGGCCTTTAGCCAAAGCTAGGGCAGCCTTATCAAGGGCGGCCTGATCTTTCTTTGCTTTAGCCGTTGCAGCTGCGCTTTTAGCCTGGGCGTTAGCCAATTTAGCAAGCTCTTTGTTGCGCTTAATTGCATCTAGCTCAGCCTTTTTACTAGCGGCTAAAGCTGCGCGGCCTGTGTCTTGATTGGCCAAACTCATAGGCTGACTAAATGGCTGTGGGCCTTTAATCTCTTTTAATAGCTCAGCTGCACGCTGCGGGCTAAAACGGCCTAATACGTTGCCTACCGCACCAAAAACGCCCTTAACTATGCCTGCCCCTGGGATAGTTGCTATTTGCTCTTTCAGGTAAACGATACTGTCAATAAAATTAGCTAGTGACTTTGCTGCGTTTTCTATATCTTTGCCTACGTTTGCTATGCCGTCACTACCGCCTACTGAGTCAATAGCTCCTAAAAGGCTAGTGCCAATAATCTCTTTAGCGTTGTTTGTTGCCACAGCCAAAAGGCTCATTTGGCCTATATAGGTGTCCAGGGCAGCTTTACCTGAGCCAGCAAACCGATCAGTAATAATTTGCTGTATTTGGTCAAACGACATAGCCGCTAACTCAGTTTGTGTATAACCTAAATCTAATTGCTTTAATGCTTTTTTATTGCCAACGTAAGCCTGGGCTAGCAAATCAACGCTAGAGGCATAATCGAGGGTTGAACCGCTGGAAACGTCAAAAGCTAAAGATAAAAGCTTTTCAGTTTTAGCTACTGATCCAGTAACACCTGCAAGCTGTGCAAAGGCTGGGCGTAACTGATCATCAAGCACGCCCGTTTGGCTTTGCATTTTAGATATAAAGCCCTCAGCATCAACGGCTGCATAAGCAAGACCAACGTTTTTTAAAGTGTTAGCTAATAACCTTTGAGCTTTAATATCCTCGCTTGCTGCCTTAACTGAGGCTTTGCCATAAGCCAAAACGGCAGCTGCGCTCAAAGTTACCCCTAGCGTGCGGCCTAAGTTTTTTACGCTGCCTGTAAGTTTCTTAGTTGCTTTGTCAGCATCAGCAAAAGATTTTTTACCTAAAAACTGGCTGGCAATATTTATTACTAGATCGGTGGCCATTACGCTGCCCTCTTTGTTAGTTCATAAAAATTAGCCGCTGAGGTTTCTAAAGCTTTAATAATAGCCGCGTTAGCCCTGCCGTTATCCTCAGCCCAGGCACGGTAAATTAAGCGGCCTGTTTCTTTTGTTGTAGGGCGGCCAACCATACCCTTAGGTCGTGCGTTAACTAACTGGCCTGTTGAATTAAGGTTGTCTATAAATTGTTTGCCTGCTTTAGGGTTAGCTGAGTTGTTATAACCTTTACGGTCACCGCCAGCTGGGGGCAAATAATAGTTGATTTGAAAATCGCCAGGTCCATTACTACCCGTACGGTAAACAAGACCTTTACGCTCGTAGTTAGGTTGACCTTGTGGGTTTTTACGGCCAGCTGTCTCATAAATAGCACCGCCAGCTGACTTATTTAAAATACGAGCCAAAGCTACAAAGCCGTTTCTATTAGGTTTTGAAGGGCTTGTGCTATAGGTAATGCCAGCCTTAGCCTGTACTGAGTTAAATTTTGGAAAAGGTCTATAAACTAAGTTTTCAGCACCCGACAGATTTTTAGTCCAGCCTGACAATACCTGGTTGTCACTAGGCACAAAACCGCGAGCAACCGAGGTTACAGTTTTTAAAACGGTGCCCATTTCAATTTGCGTTTGCTTAGATAGATCAGGGGCAAAACGTTTAAGTGCGAGACGAAGCTGTACGGCCCCCTCTAGCTCTACTGGCATTTTGTAGCTCCTTTGCTCTATCCTGCAAAACTTTAAGCATATTACGTAGCATTACATCATCAAGGTCTAGCAAATATTGGGGCGCGATACCCGTTTCTACGGCTAGCTGCGCTATGAGGTAACCAAAATTACCGCGCCCCACTATTGCGAAGGGTCATCATCCAATACCTCAACCTTAGCTAAGGTATCTAAAAATAATGCTCCAAAAACAGGCACCTCTACCCCACTAGCCCTAAGGCACTCGTGAGCTAAAAAGTACACGTCCGTTTGCTTTTCATCATCTCTAAAGGCTTTATGAAAACCTTTTTTTGCATATAACTCAAAGGCATACTCAATACGGGGCGTTATCTGATGCTCAGATACCGTACCGTCAACCCTTGTTATTTTAAGCTTTGCCATTGTTAGCCCCTTTTCTATTTATTTATGCTGTTGTAATTACGATTGGTGAGTTACAAGTAAATGTAATGCTTTGTGTTGACTCATCGCCCACAGCGCCGTTAATGTCGGTTGTGTTATTCACCAAGACCGTAGTGCTGTATAGAGGATTTGTCGTTGAAGTAGCACCGCTTGTTTGCTTTAGTGTCAAAGGCACGGTTGTACCCCAGGCAGCCTGCAAGGCAGCGCGTACTGATCCTGCACCTGAGGCTGCATCATCATTTAGAAAGTCTAAAGTAATAGTGCTGGCTTCAAGGCCTTTAACAAACTTATGCGCTGTATCGCCCATAGCTGTTACTTCAAGTTCATCAAAGCTACGGTTGATTGTAGCGCTTGTTGTTACGGTTGTTAGTACAACGCTATTAAGCGTTACCTGTACACCATTTGATAAAAATATGGCCACGGCCTATTCCTCATCTTTCTTTTTTGTAGTTTCTTTTGTTTCTGTATCTGGGTTTTCTTTTGGTACTTCTTGCCCAATTCTTTTGAAAAAGGCTAAGTCCTCTGCGCTCCAGGCCATTTTTTTAACTCCAGCTCGTTAGTATGGATATTTGTAGATCGGCGGTTAACAAATCACCACTAGCTACGCTCAAAACATTTGGCGCAGACACAGCGGTAACATTAAATACAATTGAGCTAGCAGCTAGTTTATTAAACACAGCTACTATTGTGTCCTCAATTCCTTGTAAATTGCCCTCGTTTGAAAACATAGGCACCGTCATAATAATTTTAAAGTTTGCCATAGGCGAAACGCTGGCATACGAATTATTGCTAGGCGTTATGTAAGGATCAGCTGGCGCTACTACAACGCTGTTAGCCAATATTGTGCTAGGTGGATAGGCAAAAGTTGACCATACACCTGCATTTGTAAGGGCTGTGGCAATTGTTGTCCGCAGCGTAGTAATAGCGGCTGGCATCATCCCACCATAGCCGCGGGTGATAAGTACGGTGCTAAAAGCCCGCGTACAGATGCCATAAGTGTATTGGACATTTTAAACGGGCTAGGGCTATAGCCGTCCACGCTTGTACCGCCGTTTTGTGTACTAAAGCGGCTTGTCCAAATATTTTCAGCCAGCATAAGCGCAGCTGCGTTAATTGCAGGCGTATTTGCATAAGTCGTTGTTTTTGTATCATCACCTATAGCTGTGCCATAAGGTAACACACGCCTAAAGTTTTGGTTTGCAGCTGTTTTAGCAAATTGTACAAAGCTGTAGCCCTGTGGGTTTTGCCAATAGTTAAGGTTCATATTAAACGCTGGCAAAATATTACCTGTGCCTGTGCTAAAAGGTATTGTGCTTGTGATCGTATAAGTACCGTTAAAGGTTGAGCCGCACCCACTCAGGGTTATGCTTTCGCCCGTTGTAAAAATGCCTGGGTTAGCAACCATAACCGTAGCTACGTTATTAACCAAAGCTGTGCCAACAACAGGTGCGGTATCAAACCACAAAAAGCCGTTTATTAAATCCTGAGCCGCTTGGCAGGTGTCCTCTATCCAGGTGTACGAGTCGTACAAAGTGCCAACGCCCAGCGATGCTTTTAAAGTCGCGGCGGTAACGTAGGTTGCTGGCATTTGTGTACTCCTTACTTACTTAGGTTTGGTGAGCCTCAAAGGGCTAAGAGGCCCACCAAACTATTAGTGGGTTATCTTAGGTAAAGTTGTAACGGATAATACCCTTAGGCATTTTGGCAATTGTTGCCATATATCCATAGATAGCAACCTGTACCTGTAGGTTAGATACAACGTTTACAGACATATATGCTTGTGGTGATTGGTAAACAGTAAAGGCCTCAGGTGCAAGAATAATTGCAGAGTCATCAACAGTTGTTGTGGCTGCAAAGTTCTTATCAACGTATAGATCAAGACCTAGCACGTTACCGCGAATTGAGCCAGGCTGAGTTAGCCCCGCTGCGTTCATTGGCTGGCTAGCTGAGTAAATTGGGCGGCCTGTTGAGTCCGTTGCACCCATTAGTAGCTGCCATTGTGAACCGTTAGCAATATAGTTATTAGCAAAATAACCTGTAGCTTCATAAACAAGACGTGATGCCTCGGATGCGTAACCAATAATACCCGCAGACGTTGCAGCCTGTGCTGTTGTAGCAACAGTACCCGCTGTAATAAGTGCAGCATTTACTGTTGTGTCAATTGTCTTTAAATACGCATTTTGAAGCTGAGCTGTCAATTCCGAATAGAAATTTGGGTCTGACCGCTCGAGCAATTCAATTGAAATTGTATTCATACCTGAATACTTATTTACGGTACCTGACAAATAGGCTGTTTCCATACCTGTATTTTGTACGGCTCCAGCTTCGGCTTCAACGGTTACAACAGGTGCTACACCTGTACCGCCGCCAGCTGAAGTAACGAGTGAGGGCACGTTAATCGTCATACCGTTAGTTGGCAAAACTCCACGTGAGCAAGCGTCAATAGACGGGGTGCCAAAACGTGTATTTGTTGGAAACTCTGATAGGTATTGAGTTGGGTTAAATGCTGGATTTGTACTAAAGCTGTCATCTGCGGCTGTTACGTAAAGCTTTGAGTCCTCGTTACCGAGTGCAGCCTTAATTTTATGCTCTGTGTATGAACCCATATTAACAATAGGTGTGCGTACTCGTTGTGAGTTAAGTGCGCTAGGTAGGATGATTTTACGAGCTGCCTCTACTGTAGGTGCAGCCTGCTCTGTGGCGTCAACGGCCTCAGGTGCGTTTTGATCGGGGGCTGTAGTCACAGCGGCCTCGCTTTCGGTTTCGGTTTCGGTTTCGGTTGTTGTTGTATTTATTACGGTGTTGGTTGTCGTAATTTTTGTACTTTGTGACATAGCTGCATCCACAGGCATATCGCCAGCTTGTGCAGCAATTTTTTGCACCGCAGCGCTGGCAAAAGCCGCGCTCTCTACAAGTGACACCTCGCGTAAGGTGGCAGCGGTGACCAGTAAATAGTCTTTTTCAGGCTTTGATGCTGTGACCTCAACACCAACGGATAAGCCGTCCATTAACTGTTCCTGGGCTAGCAAAATTGCATCAGTACCACGAGATGAGGCACTAACTTTAAAGCTTGCATACAACCCGTCTTTAGCTGAGGTGATGCTTTGCATACGGCCTACGGGTTTTGAGTTGTCGTGCGACATTAAAAGTTTTACACGGCTAGGTTCAGGTGCGCTAATTGAACCCTCAGCAAAAACTACCTTGCCAGCTGAGGTATATCCAATTTCACCATAAGGTGCAATTTTGCCTGAGATAGTACGGCGATCACCGCTATCCACAGCTTCAATATTGCCACTAAACGTTAAGATCAACGGTTGCATTTGTTGCTATCCCCTCATTAAGGCCACTAGGGCTTAGTTGTTCCATACTCTGAGCTTGCTCTAAGTCAATTAAACCTAGATTAAGCATCTTTTCAATTGCATCTAAACGCGCAGCTGTATCAGCACGTAAGAAAGTTTCATCCAAAGCAAAGCGCACTATGTTACCGTGCGCTGTAATATCATCCATAGATAAACGGTTTTCAATAGCACTAATAAACGGCTGCAAAGAATAAGCTACAAACTCTTTTCTGCCGTCCAAAATATTTTGGTAAGTCATTGAGTTATTCATATCCGCGCTTATGTAATAGGCCGGTACGTTCATTAAACGAGCAACCTCAGTAGCTAGATACTGGCTACTTTCGTTGTAAGTCATATCTTTAGGACTAAAGCCGACCTGTTGATAATCTAAAGTGCTAGTAAGGTACGCCGTTGACCGTGAGGTACGTGCAGCTTTCCAGGCAGCTAGCAAACCGCTAATTTGTGCCTCAGGTAGATCAGCACCACTATTTTTAATAAATCCTGTTGGCATCGGTGTTGCAGCTGCGACAGCTGCGGCCTTTTGTACGTCAATAGCTGCCTGTATTGTGCGGGCGCCTGTTTCTAAGACGCCAGGTAACAAGCTTTGAAAAGTAACAAGCGAACCAATACCCGACATAGGGGCACGCTCACCGTTAACTGTGTAGTAATCAACTTGCTCACCATACTGGTCAGTAGTAATTGTGACGCGAGTATTTGCAATCCACTCAAACCCACTAGGGCGCCCGTCATCTGCATATAATGAGGTTACGCGCCAATAAGCAACACCGTAAAACAATAAACTATCTACGGTATAAGCAATAGTTACGCTACGTGGTTGTCGCATATCAGGTTGATCAAGCCATAAAGGGCTTTCTAATTTCGCACCTGTTGATTTTTTATATAACTCTAAATCTATACTAGAGATAACGCCAGCAATCAAATTACGGCATCTAGCAACAGCTGGCACTTGCAAAGCTACGTAACGACCCAACAAGGCCCCTGTTTGGGCCAGCCTGCTCAGGGCTTAGAGTAATGACGGCAAAACCTAAACGGCCCGTAACTGGGGCGGTAGAGCCACGGCTTCACAACAAGTTTTTAAAAGGCCCTAGTCGCGGTGATGAGGTTGCACAACTAGCTGAGGATATTGGCCTGCCCTTGCTACCGTGGCAGCGCTTTGTTTTAAACGATATGTTGACCGTTGACAAAAACAAACAGTTTGTGCGCAAAACAAACCTTGTAATTTGTGCGAGACAAAACGGCAAAACGCACCTGGCACGTATGCGTATCCTGGCGGGCCTGTTTCTGTTTAATGAGCGTAACCACGTGGTAATTAGCTCGGCCCGATCTATGGCCTTAACTACTTTTCGTGAGGTGGCTAATGCAATTGATGATATTCGAGACGGACACGGAGAACAACCCACAATCATCGTATGGGAAAACGTCCCAGGGGTACTTAGCACAGTGCGAACAGCGTCAAAAATCCCCCAGCAAACACGCTGAGGGATATAGCCAAGCTTTTCTACGGGTGATTGATGGTCCGCACGTGGTGACCGAGCAGGTCGCACGCGGTGCGCACGTTGCCAACGGCTTGGTCGAGGTCGAAGACCGTAACCGCTGGAGTCTCTGAGCCGTGAATCAGAAGCAAAGCACGCAGATGCGCGACGGTTGCTTCGAGGTGCTTGAGTTGTTTGTCAATGATGACCCGGCGTTGTTTGCGGGTCTTCTGTGTGGTTTCGTCGCTGTGCATTATTTGCCTCACTTTGCATTAGTCAGAAAATCTGGTATTTCAGGGCATTTTTTATGATGCCATTCTTCTTTACCGTCATATTCGTACCGCTCGAGCCATGTACCGTCATCAAACCAAACAGTACCATAGAGTTCTTGCCAGCCAAACCCAGCATCATAATCAAAATCAAGAGCTGACAAAAAATCATGGTATTGTTTTGCCGTGTAATGTACAGGCAATTTTGCAATTGCAGGATGTTTTGGTTCTCCTACTAATACAGGGTCATAGTAAATAACTGCGCACAAAACATTTTTTCCTTGCACTTCATCACAAAATTCTACCTTTGCATTTACATTGTCTTCCATATTATTTCCCCCACTTTCCGCTGCGCAGAATCAGCGCAATGATGGCGTATCCTGCGAGGTCTCTCAATGTATCGTCGATGCTCTCGTCGTCCGTTGCGGTGCTCGGTTGACTAGTGAGTGTGATAAGTCGCTCTAATTTGTCGCTGAGGCGTACTACGATGCCGAAGAGACCGAATCGACCGATTGCTTTGGAGCCGTATGCCGTCGCCTTAGTAACGTGTTGCCCG